TTGGGATTGCAGAGCAGATTGATAATCCAGAAGACCAGCCATTGCGAATGCAGATGCAACGTCTGACGAACAGATTATAATATTACCCTTACCGCGACGAGTTTGCTTAGCGATTTGGTTAGCTTCGCGTTCCAGTTGGAAAGCAAGACCCTTAACTTTTTCAACCATCCAACGACCGTTAGAGTCGGTGTCAAGGTCAAAAGTACCTTTAGTAGTAGTACCGGTTTGGCAACCAACTTTAGCAGTAGCGTAGATAGTACGCAGAACTTCACGGTTGATTTCAGCAAGAATTTCAGCGGACAGAATGTTAGACAATTCTGTTTCAGCATCTAGACCATGAACTGCTTTCAGGTCTTGTGCCAGTTCCATCGAGTATTCTGCTTTCAGAGCACGGGTACCAGCAGTTACGCTAACCTTCTCGATAGAGAAACCCATCTCTTGAGGTGTCAGATCTTCTGCAACAGAAGTTGTCATAGAACCACCAGTGTTCATTGTAGCGAATACAGCACCAGACGAATCGGTGTTTGCATTCAATGAAATGTCCGCTTGAGATAAGTAAGCAGCGGTGTTACCAGAGTGCAGAGTGTTAGCTTCGTTATAGAATGCTTGTTGAGCAGCAGTGCGAGTCTTACCGTAAGTAGAACGCATTGCAAAAATCAGACCAGTAGGACCAGTCATTGGTTGAACACCTGCAACGTCATAAGCGATCAGGTTAGGCAATGAACGGCGAACCAGAGAGATCAGGATTGGATCGAAACCGGCAACAGGACCAGTTGCAGTTGCACTAGATGAGAAACCACCTGTACCTGCACTGTTAGTTGGTGAAGCTTCGGTCAGAATGCCTGCTTCCTTCATCATTGCTTGTTGTTGGTTTTCCAGAACAAGTGCAGTTACTGCGCGCCTGTAAGGATCACTAATTACTGGCAGTTCGGAATGTTCCAGAACTGGTTTCCATTTGTTTTGTAGTTCTTCTGAAAGATACATATCGTTTTTCTCCTAGATAGGGTTTGGTTTATTTATTCGTTTTAGAAATGGCTGCCATCGTTGCTGCAACGAATGGATCTAGATGACCAGATGGTTTCTTGTCTTCAGAGCCATCTACTACCTGTTCATGAAGTTGTTCTTGAGTTGCCTTTTTGACATCAGAAGGAAAATAGTTTTCACGAATGGTTTCCAGTTTCGCCTTGTATTCTTCCTCTGTGGAAAACTCTACACTCTCTGCAAGTGATTTGATTTTTTCAACTTGGGTTGCTGTTAGACCTTCGGTAACTTCATGGGTAATTTCTGCTTTTACGGATTCAACAAGTGCTTTACTCAGTTCGATTCCGTAATTGATTTCTTCATTCAGGTTGTTTTCTAGTTCTTCAACCTTTGATACTAGTTCTTCAACTAGATCAACCTTTTCATCGGGAACATCAATATAATGTTCTGCAAACAGGTTACGCAGACCTGCAATGAAATCTTCAGTTAGTTCGGAGCGCAGACCAGATTCGATAGCAATTTCGTTCTCTGCAATCCATTGTTCAACAACATATGTCAGATAGTCATTAACCTTTTCGGTTAAACTTTCTTGAATTTCTTCAACAGCTTCTTCCAACATGGAAGCATATCGTGCTTCCTGTTCTTCAGTAATTTGATTGATTCTGTCGTTGATGCGAGCTTCAAAAATCGTGGATACTTTAGACTTGAATTCTTCAGAGATGGTACTGTCATCAGCAAACATCGCATCAATATCTTCAGTCACAAAGTTTTGAACTTCAACTTCAGTTTCTTCTTTCTTCAGTGAATCGACAACTTTAGAGGATGCATCAGATTGCTTAGTTGTAGGTGCAGTTGCACTCTTAGCTGCCTTAGTCGCATCAATCTTGTTGGAATCATCATCGGGTTTAGAGTCTTGAGGTGTAGGTCCACCAAGGTCTACAACCTCACCGTCTACTTTATGCATAGGTTCTGCATTCTTGCCTTTTGTATTAGCAAGGATATCAGCAGCAGCCTCAAATAATTTGTTTTGTGCCATTAGGAATCTCCTTATTGATTTATATATTTATAATATTTAAAGTTTCGAAATAAAATTCTCGAAGAGTTTATATGCAACCTCTTCTAGTTGTTTACTTGAGGCCTTCTTGATTTGTCGTTTTGCATTATCTATATCGACCTCTACGAATCGACCCTCGACAAATATCCAATTTTTCCCTTCCATGATGCCATTAACAAAAGCACCAGGTGCAGATGGATCAGCAACAATGTCAGCGGCTGTAGCTAAACGAAAATCGTCCTGTACAATATTTAGACCGTTGTCCCCAGGTACTAATGACCCCATACCTCTTGAAGATACTCCAAGATTTACACCATTATCAATAAAGTTCTTAACGATTTGACCGTACGGTGTATCAAGAATCTTTGCCTTACCAATAAAGGTATTGCCTTCTTGACGCAATTCAGTAATTAAGTGTGACACTCGTTCCAAATTGATGGTTGGTGTATCAGGATGTCCAAGTTCACCGAGAGCGCGCTTAGTTTTAATGAATTCCTCATTGTATCTATCTACCTCTCTTTTGAGAGTGTCCAGTTTATACATTCTACGATTTCTATTGACTTGTTCTGCAACAAGGAAAGGACCTTCAATGTATAAACATTTTTTTCCGTTTTCAGAGGCTTCAGTTAGATACTTAACACTCTCGATTGTTTCTGTGATAAGTTTCATTAGAATATATCCAAATTAGTTGTGTATGTTACATCTTTTGTTACATCAATAATGCAGGTGCCACCAACTGCAACAGTAATGACAATACTGCCTGTTGCGCCGTTGGAACCTGGTGCGCCCCATTCATCCAAACGAATTTCTCCTGATCCATAAAGATTGAAAATAGTATTTGGTGTTGCACCTCTAGCAATATTTACATTGCCTGTTGGTGCAGTTGACCAAAGGATTCGTTTGATATTTGCACTATTGACAACTTCAAGTTGTGTGTTCGTAGACAAACTACTCAGAGTGGCAGTAACAGTACCTGGTCCAACAACTCTAATGGTTGATGAACCCTTTCTTGTGTTTATAATTTCGTATGCCATTTATCGTATTCCCATTGATTTGCGGCGAATGTTGGACATCTTTCTTTTTAACAGAGTGCGTCCTAATTTTGCACGACCTTTTGATTTCCAATATCTTTTAAGTTTTCTAGACTTATTAATTCTCTGTAGTGCTGAAATTCTTTTTACTGAACTACCAGATGCTCGATAACCTTTGATGGCAGACTTACGAACATTTCGTTGCAGAATAATCCTACCTTTTGAATTTCTTCTGATGCGTCTACGAATTTTGATAATTCTTCCCTGTTTAATTCTGTTAGTCGATTTCGCCTCATCCAACTCTTCAACTTCTTCGAACATATTGTTGGCAGTTACAACTTTGAATTTTGATAATTCATTGTCTGCAATCTTATTCAGACGTTCAAATAGAATATCTCTTACTTCAATAAGTTTATTTTTTGCGATTAGTTCTATTAAATTCATTTTGTGCAAAACTCAATAGCTTTATGTAAACCATTTATATTTGAAACAATAAGACTTTCAAATTTCTGTTTATTATTTTCATTTAGTGAATTGTATACATTAATTAACAAATCACCTGTTTGTTCATTTATTTCAGATTGAGTACCATTCTTATGGTAAATAATACCTTCTTTAATTTGTTCGGATAATGAAGATTCAGTTTGTTCTCTTGCCATGATAGGACCTTGAACTTGACCTTCAATATTGGAATAAGGTACGCTGAAATAAGTCTTCAATCTATCACTGTAGTATAGTGCAATCTTGGTATCATTAGGATACAAACGAATTGCTTTTCTTTTCAACACTAGAGTAAATGGAGGATCACTTTTTAATGGAATATCAGTTACAGATTCCTTCACTTGACCAATTTTATTGAACTGTTCTTCATCATCTTCAGTGGTTTTTGAATCTTCACCTGTACCCAAGTGTAAACGATGTGCTTTATACTTTCTACCGGTCTTACTAATTTTGTAATCTGAAGTCGCAACTACACCTTCTTCAAGGTCTTCTTCCTCATTAACTGCACGACGAGTCTGTTGAAAGATTTGTTTATTACCTGTGATTAAATCGACCATCTTATTGAAAAGACCTTGCATGATCTGTCGATCTTGAGGACTGAAAACAGGACGTTCCTCGCCCATCTTATCCAATATCTTATGTAGACGTTGAATTTGAGCTTTGTTAGCAAGACCAGCACGAACTAATGTATCGAACTTGGTATATTTCTGTTTTTCTTCTTCTACAATAATTGATTTAAAATCTTGTAACGACTTCATAGATTATATTCTGTTTCTTGGGTTTCAGTCTCTTGTATACCATTAAAAAGTGTTGAACCTAGTTCTTGTTTCTTTGCTTCTAGTGCTTCAAAAGCACGGGCAGACAACAAATTGTCTAAAGTTTCTTTTGCACCAATGTTGTCACCTTGAGCAACTTGATTAATAAAGTTACGAACTCCGTCCATAATAATCTCCTATTATTGTTTATTTATAACTCTTGAATAACGATCTACTAATCTGTCCAATTCGGGAGTTTCAGATTCTGTTCCGTCTTTCTCGAATGTGTTATCTTGTGTGGGAAATTCTTCCGCCGATGGTTGTTCTGGTTGTTCTTCTTGACCTTCTGCTACTGGAGGTGGTTCAGATTCAATTTCTTCCTGCATCTTTTCGATTTCTTCATCGGTCATATGAAGAATGTTTTTCTTGACCCATTGTTGTGAGAAATAACGTCCTACAAATGGGTCAATCATTGTAACCATTTGCAATCTGTTCTGTAGAAGTTCTGCATCACGCAGTTCTACAAAATTATTGTCTTTCTTAAATTCGTAGTAAATGCTTTCTTTGAATTCATCCCACTCTTCAGTTGTACAAACACCCTTTAAAGAAAGTTGTGTACGCAATGCGGAATCAAATATCTGTGTAAATTTATTACGTAGTTTCTGGATAAACTTGTTGAATTTCAGTTCATCTCGCGTTACTTCGGTTGTTCTACCTAGACCAACCATGCCACCACCAGCATTCTGTGGATCCAAACGGGAATATGGAACATTCAGAGACTGATACAATTTCTTTTGGAAATACTGAACATCAGCAAGTTCACCTAAGTTTTGACCTGCTGGTAGTGTTGTGATTTCTGTACCTTTACCACCTTCACGACGAGGCAACCAGAAATCCTCCAACATTGACATATGTTTACGATCATCTCGCAGTTCACCTGTGTTTGCATCGTAAACCATTTTGTTACGGTACTTAACCATAACATCGCGCAGATATTGTTCTGCTTTACCTTTTGGTAGATTACCAACGTCAATGTAGAAAATGCGGCGTTCTGGTGCGCGTGACAGACGATAGATGACAATAGCATCTTCGACCATACGCAATTGATTCAATGGTTTAATTGCTTTATGCAGATATGATATTACGAATGTGTTCTTCGCATCCATCAACCCGGAATTAACATTGATAACAGATTCTGGAGAAATGCGTAGACCGGCATTTGTCCCTGCGGTATAATTCGACGCCATAGATGGGCGTTCATTGTAAACATAATATTCTGCAATTGATTGTAGAATTTCTGCATTAGTTCTTGAATCACGACCCTTTTTGACCTCACGGATTTTTCTGATCTTTCGTGGATCAATATAACGCAATTCTTGAATGCCTTCTTTTGGATTCTTTTCATTTACAATAACATGGTAGTATATACGACCATCAATATACCAACGACGGAAAATATCATCCGACAGGTTCGAAAAGTTCATCATGTTCAATACATTGTTAAACTCTTCTGTAATTTTCTTTTTGATTGATTCTGGTTGTTTCAGTTTGTCCAAAACAATATTACAAACCTCACCTGTTTCATCATGTGTAATCGCTTCATCCACGATTTCTGTAATGGCTTGATCCAGTTCAGGATGATTTGACATCTCTCTGTATCGTGTAATGAGTTCTAATTCGTTGCGAACCGCACCTTCAAGATCGACATATGTACCATAGTGTGCGTTTTGCGTAATAGTTACCGCACCGTCATCTAATGCTGCGCTGGGCAGGGCAAAAGAAGACTGTTCCGGTTTTTCAACCTTAACAATGTCTTTTTGTCCTAGTGTGAAACCAAATAAGCGGATTGCCATCAGATATAACTCCATTCATTATTATTTTGTAATCTATCCCAAATCATTTTATATGAGTATCCTTCAATTTGTTGAGATGCTTCATGTATACTCCCGAATAACCCGAATGGTGTTTTTATTTGTTTGGAAAAGTTATTGTTTGAACCCTTTTGGTTCACATGTGGTCTTTTTCCGCGCATATTTTGTTTATGTTGATTTACTAACAATGAAAATGAGAGGAGGGGTACATACCCTCCCCATCATTTATGAAATATTATCCTGATCGGACGTCCACCATTGATATGACAGAGTTACAGTAAACTCTTCAATGGTGTCGTTTGAACCCCAATCAACGTCGATTGGTGACAAGTCTGTAGGAAATACACCAATAAATTTATATTGTTTTAAAATATTTCCACCCTTACCAAATTGAGTAACTGTAGCATCTTGCGTATAACCAGCAGGAGATGCAGCAGCAGGATTACGAACGTTGGTTGCATGTGTATTCATACCGTTCATCCAACGCTCGAATGCGTTACGAATGGAAAAATCTTCATCATTGATGACTGAGATTGTCCAATCTTGGAATGTTCGGTTACCAGCAAACTTCAATTCACGACCGAAATACTGTACAGGTACAGTGTTCACAGTTGATCCTGGAAGTTGTGCAGTCTTACACATAAAGGTTAGTTTTTGTTGTGCATTTCCTGGCAATGCAAATCCAGGAAATGGCATACTAATCTCGAATAAGTTTGGGCGAGCACCGTCTCCAACCATCTGAGAACGGAATTCGTTTACGTTAAATGCCATTTAAGTTTCTCCTATCTCTCTTATTTATTAAAACTGTCCAACTACTTCATCAAACGAAACACCTGTGCGAACAGCAACAAAGTTAAGTTGAATGTAGTTGATGGAACGTGCAGGCTTAACATAAATGTCACCGACAAATTCGTTACGATCAATAACATCAGGTGTGTTATTTGTTGTATCACAAACAACTTTGAAGTCATAGATACCACGGCGACCTTGTACATCACGTAGGAAAGGTTCAACTAAGTTTACAAATGCTGCGCGTGTGAATTCATCATTAAATTCAAACAATGAACTACGTGAAGCTTTAGCAATTGCCTTTTCCAGAACAATAAACAATCTGCGAACGTTAATTCTATCGAAAGCACTTGGGCGACTCAATAGCGTTTTATCTCCATAGAGAATAGTACCTTCACCTGGGAATGTAACAACAGGGTTAACACCATTCTTATATAGTTCGTCTCTTTCCACTTTAGTGGGATTCCAAGATAGTCTAACAACATTCTTAATAACACCACGATTTACGCCTGCGGGCGAGAACCATGGATCGCGTTGAGAATCTGTACGAACGCACAGTCCTGCAATATCACCATTCAATGGTACCCAACGGTACGTGTCATTATACTTATCATATTGATATTTGTACCCGCTGTCCATAACAGCATATGAAGATGATGTTAGTGTATTTCGGAAGTTGACAATTTTTACAGCTTCTGAACCGACACTATCGACAACATCGCTCATTTGTGGTGAGATAAAGACAACAGTATCTTTACGTGATTCTGCCATAGAAACAACATAGTTGGGAATAACATTACTTGTTACTGGTCCAGTCATTAACAATGACACATCAACAGAATCTGGATTCTCAAACAAATCAAATGCTCGTTGCAGATCACCATTTGATAGTGTAACATCTGTGCCACCGGTTAAATTAAATGTGTCTGCGGCAGTCATCAAATCAAAACTTGATGTTACTGTTGCAGCTGTTCCCCAATTTGTACCATCAGAGTTGTGTTTACCCCACCAAATATACTTGGAACGATTATTGATAACATCTTTATAGTAGTTTGTTGAACCGTCAGAATTTTTTGCATCGGATGCTTTAGAAACATATGCATATTTTTCAACAATAGTTCCCTTAATGCCTGTAATTTCTCCAGTATTGTCAAAAACAACAATATGCAATTCATCATTAGAAGATGTTTTAGAAGATGCATATTCAGATGTTGCTGGCGCAGAATCAAAATTAGATGCGTATGTCCAAGTCGTGAAGGTGTTACTATCACATATAGAAACGCCCAATGAATTACCAAAACTTCCAGGATACTTAGCAATGAAATCATCATTACCAGAACCGGTTGAATGGTTTTGAGAATAATCCAATTTATTTTTAACTTGAATGCCTACACCTGAAGTGGTCGCATTCAGAGTTCCTGTATTTGCTGCACGAACTACACGCAAATCACTACCGTATGATAGAAAATTTGATGCTGTGAAAAAATACTGGAAATTTATATCGTTTGGTTTACCGAATGTTTCGACAAGACGATTCTCACTAGGAACAGTTGTTAATTCTTCGCAAGGACCCCATGTAAAATTACCAGCAAGACCACCAACCGTAGTTGCGACCGACGGTACAACGGTCGTCAAATCTACCTCGGAAATATTAATTCCAGGTGATAATTGAAATGCCATATTGTGTTCTCCTTTATATATTTCTAGAACTTAGATAGTCACTCATATTGTTTATTATTTATGATTTTAGAAAGTTGACGGAAAATATCCTCGTTCCTGAACTGTCCATAAGTCATCACCATCCTGATATATCTCTTCTTGTCTTCCGTCATCGAATACACCAACGGGTGCAATTTCTTCTTCTAGACTTAAATTGTGTTCTTCCATCAAACGCTGGCGAATATCAGAATTTGTATTCTCTTTAAAGAAACTTTGTGCAACCAACCATGAGAAAAATACCAATGTCATAACAAGGTCATCATTGTTACCTTCTTCTGCCTCATACGAATCCCTGACTCTCACAAAGGTATTCAATTCTGAAATCGTATCAAAATCTTCGATAATTAACTTGTCGTTTTCAACTAAGGTCTTTAAGTTGGCACAACCAATTTTTTTCACCGATTTTGTTGTTTTAAGACCAAATGAAACCGATCTTTTAAAACCTGCTGATATTGACTGTCCTTTAATACTATGATGTTCAAGACGGAATATATTTTCGTACTCCAATTCATAGTGTAAAATATCAACAACCTGTTGACCAATATTGTTCGTTTCAATCAATACATATGCATTATTGTACCTCGTTGCAACATTATAAATGTGTGTGGGATACAATAACGGTGGAATTTGATTGTTTCTATATTTAGCAACTTGCCTATAGGGCATTTCAGTTACATCAAATACTGAGATTGTTGAGTAATCTTGACCTACACCTTCTGAACAATCGACTGTAGCAACATATGTGCGGCCTGGTTTAGGTTGATGATATACATCTAAACCATCAGGTGTCGATTCTATTGGATTTCTAAAACCTAAAGATTTTAGTTTAGAACCAGGAATTAATGTGGAAGATGAACCCAAGAAATCACAATTATGAGATACTATACCATTCGAGTAATATAGATGTTTTGTTCCAGAATTGACGATATCATAAAGGTCAATCTTTTTCTTTATATGGCGTTTAGATATCAGGAAACAACCTGACGTTTTTGTTTCTATTTCAGTTCTTTTGTCCAATTCTTTTGCTGTAATAATACCATTAACCGTTGAAATTGGATGATACTCTGAACATTTTAATTCTGAACCATTAGAGAATTTTAGATGAAAAAAATTATCCTTGGTAATTTTGTTGATACCAAGGAACGGCACAAATCCCTCAGGGGATTCGATTTTCAAATTTTTGTTATTAAAAACTACTGTCTCAGGAAGTTTATGCATTTTTGTAAAACCACGTTTGGATTTTCATAATAATCATTTTCCTTTACATGAAAAACTGTATATCCTTTTAATTTTAGAAATTCATCCTTGGCGATATCTTTATCTTCATTGTCATGCCAATATGTGCCGTCAAATTCAATGATCTTATTATCGACAATAAAATCTATATGATATTTGTATTTATTTAGATTTTTGTTGTGGTTGTTTAATAAAAGACGATCATTAGGATCAATGTAAATTACCTTTTCTCCACCATTATTGTGGTATCTACATACATTTCGTTCTCGATCAGTTAATGATTCGAATATCGTATCAAATAACTTCTGAGAAATAGTGGAAACTCCAAATCCACAGTGTTTCGATAAACAATTCCTACAGAATTTGTGTTCACTATTACCATATCCTAATTTATATGTGTAGAAAATGAGTGTCTTGCCACAATGTTTACAACATTCAATTTGATTTTCTGTGTATTTATTGACAATCCTGTAAATTCGTTCTGTTAATTTCTTACTCTGTAATTTGTGATTCTTAGTTAGTTCAATGATTGAGTCGTAAAGATTTGCATCATCGAATTTTATCTGTTTAATTAAACCTTGATTATCTAGATCGTAACCATATTTTTGTAGTCTAATGATAATATCGTCACGATTATAAATTACCTTTGGAAAATTTTTCCGATAGTATTTGACAACTGAAATCTCTATATCTAATTCTAATGCAATTTCTTTAGGTGAAGAATTGTCAAATTTAGAATCAACGATCAAATCTCTAATATCTTTATTGACAAAATAGTTGGGTTTCAGTCCATAAGTTTCAACGAATCTGGTCATAGTTTGTCGTGTATAACCAAATTCTTTGGCGGCAGCAGAAATACTTTTATTTGCAATCATAGAAGAAACCTCATCAATACTCGGTATTGGTTTAGATTGTTTGCAAGCATTTTCTGATTTAGATCGCGTTTTAATTCCAAATTTCTTGAATAGTCTCATGATAGGTTGTCTATCAGAGAATCTATAATGATGA